CAAATATGGATGTGCAGTATGACCCAATTAGAAACAGAGGAGTAAGTTAATGTACGAAAATAGACACATCACAGAACCAAAATGGAAAAGTTGGATAGTTCAAACTACCACACCATTATTTACACCAGATCAATGCAGACAAATTATTGAATGTGGTAGAAGACAAAAACCACAACAAGCACAAGTTGGTATGGGTAAACCAGGTGGTGGCACAGATACAAAGAAAAGAGTAACCACAATATCTTGGATACCATTTCAAGAAATGGGACATATGTATCGTGATCTTAATAATTTTATACAAAAAGCAAATGAAAATCATTTTGGTTTTGGAGATATACAGGTAACAGAGAATGCACAGTTTACAGAATATCCAGAAGGAGGATTCTATGATTGGCATATGGATTGTGATGTGAACATGCAACACGAACCACCAGTTAGAAAAATATCCATGACATTATTATTGAATGATCCATCAGAGTTTGAAGGTGGTGATTTAGAGCTAATGGCACCAGGTAAATTCGCAGAACTTAAACAAGGTCATGCAATTATATTTGCATCATTTTTAAATCACAGAGTTAATCCAGTAACTAAAGGTATGAGACAATCATTAGTTTGTTGGTTTGGAGGTAAACCTTTTAGATGATTAAGGAACAATTTTTTCCAACAACCGTGTACGGTAAAGATATAAAACTCAATAACCAAGAGCTAGCGAATCATATTGTTAATTGGAGTAAACAAGATCAAGGTGTAAAAAAAACAAATATGAATGGTTGGCATTCAACAACCGATATGCATTTAAAACCTGAGTATCAATCTTTGGTTCAAGAATTATATAAAATGCAAGAAGAAGTATATCAGGAAGAATGGTTGGATCGTAGACCAAAGTTGGGTAATATGTGGGCCAATATTAATTATCCTGGCGGATACAATAGACCACACGTACATCCTAATTGTTTATTTAGTGGTGTGTATTGGGTAAAAGGTAATAAAGAATCAGGAACTCTTGCGATCAATGATCCAAGACCAGGTATTCAAACGATGATGCCTTCAAGAAAACCAGGACAACCACCAAAACATTTATGGAGAGAAGCACATTTAGAACCCGTACCAGGAAGAATAATAATGTTTCCCGCTTGGTTATGGCATTGTGTTGAACCAAACAAAACAAATGATATAAGGATATCAGTTTCATTTAATTTTATACAAGATGGCTTTCAATAAATATCAAGTAATTAAAAAAGCAGTTAGTTATGAACTAGCTAATTTTATCTTTAACTATTTTTTACTTAAACGTGATGCAGTTAAATTTATGTATGAAAACAATATTACCTATGACAATGGTATGTTTGGTACATGGACAGATCAACAAGTTCCAAATACTTACTCTCATTATGCTGACAATGTAATGGAAACATTACTAGTTAAGATGTTACCTGTAATGGCTAAAGAGACAGGACTAGATCTAGTTCCAACTTACTCATATGCTAGATTATATAAACAAGGTGATATATTAAGAAGACATAAAGATAGACCTAGTTGTGAGATATCTACTACTTTAAACTTAGGTGGTGATCCTTGGCCTATTTATATTGATGGTACAGGTGCAGATTCAGTTATTGATGAATATAAACAAATACACAAACCCAATGCCCCAGAGGGTACTAAAGTCTTGCTTGAAGTAGGTGATATGTTAGTATATAGTGGTTGCGAACTCGAACATTGGCGAGAGCCATTTGAAGGTCAGGTTTGTGGTCAAGTATTTTTACATTATAACCACAGAAATGGTCCGTTCGCCGAGAAAAATAAGTTTGATAAACGACCATTATTAGGTGTTCCACCAATAAGGAATATGTAATACAATGAGGTTATATGCTACAAAAAATAGGTTTTCAACCAGGATTCAATAAACAGATTACAGAAACCACTGCTGAGGGACAATGGATTGATGGAGATAATGTAAGATTTAGATATGGTACACCTGAAAAGATAGGTGGTTGGGCACAGTTAGGTGAGTCAAAACTTACAGGAGCTGCAAGAGCTTTACATCATTTAGTTAACAAATCTGGTAATAAGTTTGCAATCATAGGAACAAGCAGAATTTTATACGCTTACACAGGTGGTGTATTTTATGACATCCACCCTATTAAAACTACAACTACATTAACAAATGCATTTACCACAGTTAATGGTTCAACATCCGTTACAATTACATTTAGTACAGATCATGGAATAAATGCAAATGACATTATTCTTTTAGATAATTTTACAGCAATCACTGGATCAGATTATACCGCAGCAGATTTTGATGATAAAAAATTTATGGTTACATCCATACCAACAGCTACTACTTTAACTATTACAATGCCTACAGCTGAAACAGGTGCAGGTGCAACTTTATCTGGAGGAATAAGAGTACAACATTATTATCCAGTAGGACCTGCAGAACAATTACCTGGTTTTGGTTGGGGTCTTGCACAATATGGTGGTACTGTATCAGGTGAAGCGACAACAACTTTAGTAAATTCTATTAACGCAGTTCAAACAACGGCAATTGAATTAACTGATGCATCACAGTTTCCAACTTCAGGTACAAACTTTATACAAATAGGAACAGAAGAAATATCTTATACAGGTATTACATCAAATGTTTTAACAGGTGTTACAAGAGGTGTAAGAAATACAACCGCTGCAACCCATAATGCTGGAGACACAGTTACAAATACATCCGATTATATTGCTTGGGGTGAAGCAGCGTCTGGTGACTTAGTTATTGATCCAGGTTTATGGTCTATTGATAACTTTGGTGATAGAGTAATTGCACTAATTCACAATGCACAAGTATTTGAATGGGACTCCAATGCAACAAACGCTGTAACCAATAGAGCAACTATTATTGCAGGTGCACCAACAGCATCACGTGACATGTTAGTATCAACTCCTGATAGACACTTAGTATTTTTTGGAACAGAATTAACTATTGGTGATCCAACTACACAAGATGAAATGTTTATTAGATTTTCAAACCAAGAAGATATTAATACTTATCAACCAACAGCGGTCAACACAGCAGGTACACAAAGACTTGCAGATGGATCTAAAATTGTAGGTGCAGTTAGAGGTAGGGATGCGATCTATGTTTGGACAGATACGTCTTTATTTACTATGAGATTTATTGGTCAACCATTTACATTTGGTTTTCAACAAGTAGGAACAAACTGTGGTTTGATTGGACAGAACGCTGCATTAGAAGTTGATGGTGCTGCGTATTGGTTTTCAGAAAACGGTTTCTTTAAATACTCTGGTAATCTTGAGACCATGATTTGTTTAGTAGAAGACTTTGTTTACGATGATTTAAACACAACAGCTAACCAACTAATCAATGTTGGATTAAATAATTTGTTTGGTGAGATTACTTGGTTCTATTGCACAGAAAGTTCTACTGTTATTAATAGATGTGTGACTTATAATTATCTTGACTCACGTCCTAATAGACCTGTTTGGACAACAGGAAGCTTGGCCCGTGGATCATGGCAAGACTCTTCTGTGTTTGGTTTACCTCACGCAACATATTTTAATTCAAATGACGATGCATCATTTGATGTTGTTGGTAATACTGAAGGAAGCACAATATACTTTGAACATGAAAAAGGAACGGATGAAGCATTGGCGACTGGTGTAAATACAATTACATCTAATATTGAATCAGGGGACTTTGATATTACTCAAAGAGTTGTTGGTAGTCAAATGACTGGTATTGCTGACTTTCAAGGAGATGGTGAATATATTATGAAGATCAGAAGATTTGTACCTGACTTTTTATCTCAAACAGGTGATACTCAAATAACATTACAACTTAAAAATTATCCTAATAGCACTCAAGCAAGCTCACCACTTGGACCCTTTACAATTAACTCATCTACTGATAAAGTAGACACTCGTGCAAGAGCACGAGCTATATCTTTAAAAGTAGCTAATACAGCAGCTAATCAAAGCTGGAAGCTAGGTACTTTTAGATTAGACACACAACCTGATGGAAGACGATAATGGCAATAACTGATTTTTTATTTCCTCAAGGAAATTTTTTAAACATAAGATCTAATTCTCCAAATCAAAGATCTTATAATATTGATGCAACTGCAGATTTAGCTAGAAATTTACCTGGTGGTTTTTTAAAAGATTTAATTTCACCAGCTGTTGCAGCTACTTTAAGTTTACCATATGATACTATTCAGGGTATTGGAAGAGCTGTAGATAAATCTAATGTAGGCACAAGTCCTTATAGAGGTATTGTTGATGATATGGAAATTCCAAGTGGTCCTAGCTTATCGGACATAGGTCAAGCCATTAATGCAGAAAATCCTTTATCAAGTGCATATGAAAGATTCATAGGTGCATCTGCTCCTTTAGCAGAAAGAATATCTAATATTAGTAATCCTTTTAAAATGAGTCAAGCCGCTGCTTCTGAAGTTGATTTAAGTAATAGAAATATTAATACTACTGAGCCTTATCAAGACCTGATAATGAATCCTGATAACATGCCAAATAGATTACAAAATTTAGAAAGATTTGCGGACAATAGATTTGAAGACTCTGAAGAAATACCAGGATTTAATTTTATAGATGCCCCAACAAGTTTAAAAAGCCGAATAACTAATCCTCAATTTTTAAATAATCCCAATAGAGGAATTATTGACAATTTAATTTTATCAAGAGGTAATCCTGATGCAAGTCTAGTTAATAAAACTAAAAATGCTTTTAAAAATATTACTCAGTTTTTACCTTTTGGAGAAAAATCTATTACGGGATCATTATTGAGAGGGATTACATCTTTGTTACCTGAAAGAGATTATAGACAAAAAACTTTAGAAGATTTTTATGGCAATATTAAAAATGGGACAATTCAAAGTGGTTTAATGGCTGGTTATAATCCTGTATCAGGAGGTGGTTTATATACATTATCAGGTGGTCAAAAAGGTGAACCCCCAACTTATGGATTAGGTGGAGCTATTGATAAAAGAATAGCAAGAATACAAAAAACTTTAAAGAAAAAGAAATCAGCTGTTCTTGAACAAAGGATAAAAGATTTACAAGCATTAAAAGCTAGAGAAGCAAAAGCCTTAGAAGATGCAAGAGCTAAACAAGCTCAAGCTCTTGAATCACAAAGAAGAGGTAGAAGACCTACTGCACCAACAGGAGGAGGAACTAGAGATGATCAAGGAGACAGAAGCAAAGGACAAACTGGTGGATATTCTTATGACTCTGGTGGACGACAAGGTTTTGGTTACGGTTTATAATGGCAAAGGTAACCGTAGTATTTACTCGACCTAGTAAAGAATATAAACAGCAAGATGCTGATTCTTTAATTAGAGATTTAGACGGATTGATTGAAAAACTAAACTCTACATTTCAACAAGATTTAAAAGACGAACTTGAGAGAAAAGAACTATTTATGAATAGGTATGGTTGCTAATGAGTTCATGTAATAACGTAAACTTTGAAAATTTTGTTCTTGATGTTTCTAGTGGAGCTTTATCTCCTAGCTACAAACAAGTCTATAAATTCGGACAAAATGCAGTTGTTGGAAATAGTATGGAAACTATTTGGCAACAAGGAGGACTTTACTCTTATCCACCAAGTGCATCTACTATGACTGTGTCTAGTTCTGATGTAAATGATACTTCTGCTGGAACAGGCGCAAGAACTGTTTTAATTTCTGGATTAGATGCAAGTTATAATGAAGCTAGTGAAACTATAATTTTAAATGGTCAAACAGCAGTTACTACCGTTAATACTTATATTAGAATGAATAGAGCTATAGTTCTAACAGCAGGATCAGGTGGAGTAAATGCTGGAATTATTTATGTAGGAACAGGAACTGTTACATCAGGAGTGCCTGCAAATATTTATACAACAATTAATGGAAATGGTAGTAATCAAACATTACAAGCATTTTGGACAGTACCTGCTGGTTACACTGCTTATATTTATCAAACAAATATCTCAACAGGAAATAGTTCAAATAATCCTGCTGTTTTAAAAACTGTATTAGTAGCAAGACCTTTTGGTGGAGTATTTAACACAAAAGAAGTAATTGTATTAACAGATGGAAATCATTTACAAAATTATAGTTTTCCACTTAAATTAACCGAGAAAACAGATGTAGAGTTTAGAGCTGAATCTAGTTCAGCTTCTGTAGATTTTAATGTATCTGCTTCTCTAAACATATTATATGTACAAAACTAATGGCTAATAGATATTTAAATAGATTTTACGATCCTTCAGATACAACGCAAGTTACTCTGTATACAACACCAGCAGAATCAAGAGCTATTATTCAAAACATTCAATTAGTAAATGAGTCAGGAAGTAAAGTATTTAAAGTATTTATTACAGATACTTCAGCATCTACAACATATCAAGTTGCTTATGCAAGCATTTCTGG